GACTGATGGTGCCTCAGGTACTTGCATGAGTCGACCAAGGTAGTACTGATAACCACAGTCGACATAGGTACTGAACGCTGAGTAACTCACGTGTTCAGGTAATTCGTAATCTCCAAGTTGAATCATTGGATAACCATAGCATAGTAATACATCAGTGCCAATAAGCAAACCTGCCTTGCTTACTTACAGGGTCAGATTCTGTGTGTATAATTAAATATATATACTATATAAGGGAGCCTTTAAGGGCTCCCAATATATTATATATAATAATATATATTATACTATAGGAGATACTATGTTAGAAGTTTTCTTTGGAGTATTGCTAGCAATAGCAGCACGTGATGTGTACTTAGAACTGATTGACCGATACAGACATTACCGACTTAAGAAGGACCTGAAGGCCTTTGCTGACCAACTCGAAGACCTAGAAGCAGACGACGAAGACCTATAAAAACAACAAAAGACCCCCCAACCTAGGGTGATTACCTTAGGAAGGGGGGTTTCTTGTGTCTATTGGCCTGCTAGGGCCCTTAAATGGGTACTATTCGGAGCCTAGTCCATACTCAGTCTCAGTCTTGTCTGCCCACTTAGCCAGTGGAGCTGTCACTGCACCGATTAAGATAGCATGCTCAGGCTGCATGTCCATGACAAGGGCTAGACCCATAGTCACGGCTGATGCAAGGACGGCACGTAGATAGGACTTGATAGCAGCAACCTCTTTAGGTCCGAGGAACTTCTTGATTAGTTCTTTCATTTGTTCTCTTTCTTCTTTGGTAGGGGCTTTAGTCTTGATGCCGCTAACCTGGCTTGGTCAGCAGTCTTGAACACTGGCTTGTCTAACCATGGGAACCATGGGGAATCATCGTTCCCACAGTTATCCTTGATTGATATATGTAAATGCTTATTGTGTGGATTGCTACCAGTGTATGGCTTGTCGCCTCTACCAGGAATCCATATCTGACTCTTGAAGATTAGATACTTAACTCGCTTGTCTCGCTTGAGTTGCTCATAGATATCATGGCAGTCAATGTTACGAGCAGGGTCATGGGTTAAATCTACTGCAAGACCTGTATTATGGTCTGAATTGGGGTTCTGTGCCAGATGTGCTTTCGACGGCAGAAGTCCATCGGATGCTTTCAAACGCTTGGGTGAAATCTTGGTGGCTTGTCGAAGGACAGCAATAGCGGCAGGTGTGGCTTTCTTGGCAACAGGCTTCATTAGTTTCCATCTTTCCCTCTTTGAATCATAATCTGATAAAGTATTTCTACCTTCTCTTCCAGTCTAATGACTGAGTCTTTTAGGCTTGAGCCTGAGTTAGGCTTGAGTTCATACAGGTAGTGCTTTACTAGCCAACGAACTGATGTGGCGAATGCAGCTACTAGTGTACATACAGAGACGGCTAGACCTAGCCATTGGGTAGAAGACATTATACAGTCCTAATCGTGATATCAATGACACCACCATAGCCCGTGAATCCACGGTCAGGGGGTGTGAGGCGAGTAAATGATGTTTGTTCAATAACAGCTTGACGTGATTCACCTGTAGTTAAATCCTGCCAAGTAATTACGTCACCGTTTTCTTCAATAGATTCTAACTGTGCAATTCTATCAAAGGCTCTGCCTTCGTATCCTATCTGCACATTATATCTATCTGTCTCCACGTCATAGCAATAAACGGGGAATCTCATTACTCGCTGCCTTGGCGTAGCGATAGTTGACTTTGCTTGATAGCCTTTCATTACTGGTCCCTTAGTGCTATCAGTTCCATCACGGTATAAAATAAACTTATAAGCCAAATATTCTTGGGCTTCTTGTGGATTGGATGTAGTTACTTCAACAGGCGGGACAGTAGAATCATAAGAAATAACATCATACTCAGTTCCATCTGCATCTACAGTTTCTAGCGTCATGGAACCATAAGTATAATTACCACGGGCGATGAGACGCTTAAAGTTCTTAGGCTCTAGCGTATTATATCGGATATAACCAGTCCGTAAGTATCCATTTGTATTAAGAGTTGATGCATCTTCAACATATATAGCTCCATTTGCAGATGATGCATATGCGGTAGCAAACATTAGTCTATCTGCAGTTGCTGCACTGGTATTTCCATCAAAGCAGACAGCAGTAGTTACATGTCCAGATACTCCGCTATAGTAAACATCGTTTGCGTAAGCAAAACGTAATGGTTCGATTTGAGTACTTAGGTCAATTCTAATTAGACCAGGTTCTCCATCAACACCAGTAGCACACCACACATAGTGGTCATTACCTGCAAAGTCATAGCATGGTTGAGTTGTCTCTACGATGAGCGGACCATAACTAATTGAACCATCTTGGTCCGAGACCGTTGCGACACGAATACCCTTGTTGGTTCCAATCATCATGTAACCAAGGTAGTAATAAATTCGATGCACAATCTCACCCGTTGGTAATTCTGCAGCAGTAATTGCTGATGTTAGTGTAGGCATTACACCAGCAGTAGAAAGAGTAAACTTCTGAATAGTTGATTGAGCACCATTGTATCCAGCAATATAGATAGCAGGACCTGACGCTGTTATAGATGTGTATACGTGGGTAGTCGCAGACTGTGTATATACAGGTGTAGGCATAGCGGTAGCAGAAGGTGCAAATTCATAAACCTTATTATCTGCACACATAACAATTCTATCTTTTACATACTCCATAGTAGCGTTTGATATTGTGCCAATTTCATCAAACATCTTAGTATCAGCATCAGCAGAGGTTAGTGTTAATGCTTTTTTATATACAGTCTTCTTGGTAGAAGTGTTAGTAATCCAATACGCAAAAGTTCCATCGTCGCAGATAGCATATACTGGTGAATCGGCACCGCTATTATAATCAATAAAGTGAACTGGATTGCTTGGGTCTGTTACCTTAATCTTATCAACATCATACTCATCATGAAGCAAAGCACCAGTAAATGTGCTCCACTTGATGGAGCGTAGGTGCTGTTGTACTACCCCATTACTTGCAATAGGACCAGTTGTTACGTGGCCAGAGGTTACGTTCTTAAGAAGAGTTACTTCACCCTGATTCCAAACATTAACACCCTTGCTATCGGCAAAGCGATAGTGGTCAGGTGAGTTAGTTGTTGTTTGTGCTGGGTCATAGAAAGTTATGCCGTCTCCGCCATGGAAAGATTGTTGACTGCGAATCCACCATCCAGTAAGTGATTGCTCACCAGGTTCAGTCTGATTATCAAACTGTTCCTTCTTGAATGGTGCAGTCTGTCGGATGTATGGACGTGCATCACTAATTGCATAAATGAATGGCATACCACCTAGTGCAACATCATATGCTACATCAGTGTTTTGCCAAATAGATGTAGTAGAAACTACACCAACGTCAACAGCAATTGCCCGCGTTGCACGACCTTCGGTAATATCACGACCAGCCACGTAGACTCCTTAGCCTTGTTGTTGTTTTTCTTGCGCCTTTTGTTTAATCATATCTAATGTCCAGTACATATCATAGTAGCCAACATCTAGCGAGAATCGCTTGATATGCTTTACTAATGCACCAGTGTGTGCATGCAGCGGGATACCCGCCTCTTGCATCTTACGGAAGAAGACAATGTCTTCACCTACATACTTGTCACCAATGTTCTCTTGTTCTGCAAACATTGATTGGTTTGGAAACTTCTCACGCATCTTTGGAATGATTGACTTGTGCATCAGCACGAATCCAAAGCCTGCACTATCTACCTTGATAACCTCGTTATGTGGTAGCGGGTGTACATGCTGGATAGTCTGCTCATCTACATCAAAGAACAATGCGGGGTATGGCTTAGCCAATGTACCTTCATTCTCCTTAGAGATGAAGTAAGTACCGCTAACGACTGGTCGATTAACCTTGTCAGCTACATCCCAGAGTTTGGCAACTACTTCCATGTTGACTACAATATCTGAGTCAATCCATAGAAGCCAGTCAGTTTTAATCTGGTCAGCCCAGTAATCAAACAAAACCTGGCGTTGTCTGCCAATTTGATTACCTTGTACTCGCATACTGTGAGTAAGTTCGATGCCGTTATTGGAGCACTGTAGTGCTATGCTAACGACACCTTCCGTGAACTTGCCATCAGTATTGCCATTATCACACCAGCCCAAGGCTAGCGTTCCTTTATTTACTTTACTCATTGTGTCCCCTTATGATTGTTAGCGGTTTATTCCGTTGGAACTTCTACAACTGGAATTGGGAAGTATGGTCCACCGTCAATACCGTTATTGTAATCCCAACCATTTGTGTATTCAATATACTTGCCAGGATTAGCAGCAACTACTTCATCTTCTACGCCAACAACAATGTTGACTACCTTGTTGTTTTCAATAACTGCAAATAATTTTTCCATTGTTATCTCCTATGCCCAGTATTCAATATCAATTTTACCTGCTCCACCAGCACCTGCTGCAAAATAATTATTAGCAGCACCGCCATTGTTTGCTGTAGTGCCTGCCAAACCTGCTCCAGAAGCAGAACCATATGCAGCGCCATTTCCTCCTGTTGCTGTTGTTGCTCCTGTAAAAGTTGTATTGCCACCAGTTCCACCAGCAGCACCTCCTTCTGCGCCACCAGCACCACCAGCACCTATTGCATAAGTAATGCTTGCTCCAGCAGTCACTGATAAAGTAGAAGATACAACTTGTCCTGGAAGTCCAAACCTTCCTGTTACAGAAGAAGTATTAGAGTTAGTTCCACCGCCACCACCGCCAATAAGAGTTACGTTTAAGTATGTAACACCAGCAGGAACTGTGTAAGAAGTACCAGATGTTAGTGTTGTGCGATACATTGTTTTGCTTGCTGCGCTAGGCGCAGGAAATGTTGCAATACCCATTACGCTATCTCCACTCCACTGATATGAAAGTTAATTGTTGTGGCAGATGCTCCGCCAGTAATTGTATTTGTTGCAGCAAGTACTTGCTTGCAATCAATATACACAGTTGTGTTAGCAGCAATTGCTGCAGTTGTATGTAACGCTGTTCCATTTAACGCCACAGTAAATGTTCCTGCAGATGCTGCTGTATTAGTAACTGCAATATTAGTTAATACTGTAGTTGTAGCAGAAGGAACGGTATATAAAGTTGTTCCTACTGTAGTTGTTGCTGCTCCACGGAACAACGCTTTAGTTGTTGTAGCCATTAGTTACTACCTTTCGTTTAGAGGGCGCCCATTAAAATGAGCGTTAGTTCGTCAATTAAACTTCCTGGTCCGTTTGCCGCAGATAGATTTATATCACCTGATGCAGTGACTGTTCCAGTTAATGTTGGTGCTGTTAAAGTTAGACCAGCGATTGTTGTTACTGTGGCTCCAGAAGCAATAGATGTTGAACCTAATGTCGGGGCAGAATAAGTAGCAACTGTTCCCCAAGATGCAGAAGAACCATTTGTGGTTAGGTACTTACCTGAGTGGGTAGCCTGTGCTGGCACAACATATACACTAGATGTATCAAGAGATACTGTTACAGCACCTGATGTTCCTCCGCCTGATAATCCTGTTCCAGCAGTAACTGCTGTTATATCGCCTGATGAAGTAAAGACTATCCAGCCTGAACCATTGTATGCATACATATTGCCATCAGTAGTATTCCAATAAATTACACCACTTGTTAATGGATTTCCATCATTGTCAAGAGTTGGTGCAGTGGATTTTGGTCCTAGATAGCGGTCATCAAATTGGTCCCAAGCATTCTCTGCTGATGTTGCAGAAGTTGCTGCAGATGATGCTGATGTAGCAGCAGACGATGCGCTAGTTGCTGCTGCGCTCGCTGATGTAGCAGATGCTGTAGCTGAAGTAGCAGACGCCGTTGCGCTATTAGCAGAAGCAGTAGCACTTGCTGCAGCACTGGTTGCACTAGTTGCTGCTGCTGTAGCCGAAGCCGAAGCCGAGGTTGCACTTGTAGCCGCTGAAGTTGCGCTTGCTGCTGCTGAGGTGGCACTCGTTGCAGCCGCAGTAGAAGATGTTGCTGCAGATACTGCACTTGCCGCTGCACTCGTAGCACTCGTTGCAGCCGCTGTTGCTGACGCTGCTGCACTAGTTGCAGATGTTGCTGCAGCGGTAGCAGAATTAGCAGAAGAAGTTGCATAGCCTGCAATAGTAGCAACCGAGTTAGCAGCAGTTGTTGCAGAAGCAGCCGCTGAGGTAGCTGAAGTAGCAGCCGATGTAGCACTAGTAGCTGCTGCTGCTACTTGAGCATCTGCAAAGTCTTTGCGTACTGCATCACTAGCATTTACTGGTGTTGCAAGATTAGTAACAGTATATCCACCAGCGTTAAGGTTTCCGCCTAGTGTCTTGTTTGTAAGAGTCTGTACTGCCGTAGCAAGTACCACTGTGCCTGTTGTATTAGGCATTGTAATTGTATTATCCTGTGTAGGGTCGACTACTGTCAGGGTAGTTTCAAAGGCATCAGGTGTTGCACCCTCAAAGACAATACTTGCATCTACATTAGTACCCGAGATAGTAGGATTAGTGATTGTAGGGCTTGTGAGGGTCTTATTAGTCAATGTCTGTGTGTCGATAGTTCCGACTACAGAAGAAGAATTTGAGATGCCGTGTACCCCTGTAGAAGCCTCTACGTGAGCATTTGCTTCGCGGTAGTCACGACCAATAGCCATGTGGCGAACTACTGCACCAGCAGAGTGTGCCTGTGCTGAGGAACCATCAATGGCACGGGTAATTGTAAAGGTATTAGTTGATACCGCCGTGGCATCTACAATTTCTTCAAGAGCTGTATCTGGGTCAATAACGATTGTAAAGGTTGTACCCGCAGGGATGGTCACGCCACCAAGGAGCGAGGTTCCTGATACAACAACCATTGATGTAGCACCAGATGTTACGGCACCTGTCAGTGTAGATTGCTGAGAGCGAGAGGAGTAGTTGCGTGTTGTCATTTATATTCCTATCGAGTATAATGAATTCGTGGCGGGTAGGCGTTTTGTTGTGTTGCTACTTCTTCGTTTAAACGTTGTGAATAAAGAGCAAAGAGTTGCTTTGTTGCTGATGCGCTTGCACCGTAAGGGCGCTTGCCATCTGTTTCGTCCGCCTGTGGGCTGATTTGACCAGCACGTGCAGGGTCAAGATAAGCCAATAGTCTATATGATGTACCTAGAATCACAATGTCTCTTGCTGACTCAGGATACCCTGTAGTAGTTGTGAAGACATCGGTATTGTTTTGTAATGGTGTAGGTGGTGTGGCATACATCACTTTAACTGTGCGTCCTGGTGTAATCCAGTCGTAGATAGTTACAGTCTGTGAGCCTGAACCCCATGTGTCAACATCTGCTAGTGGGTCAAAGTCCCAACGCTTAATACGAATCCATTCCTTAGAAGGGCCTGTATCTTGCCATGACATAGTGAGGATATTCTCAATATTAAGATTTTCAAACTCATATGTATTGACTGCTGCATTGAAGGAGAAGGTTGTTTGTTTGATAGCCAATAAGTTTGCACCCATTGCTCGGATAGTATCGTTGATTGCCTTCTTAATTACATAGCGAGGAAAGATAGGCGAGATGGTAACTTTAGCATCAGCAGCGTGAGTTGCTGCTACAGTTCCAAGATATCCTCGTCCATACGGTGAAACTGTTGCTGTATTTGCAACACGGTCGAATGAGTCAATCCACATAAGTTCTTCATCAACTTCAAGCACGCCTTTACCAACGTTACTTGTGTCACCAAGAGATAGGATTGTAGGTGCAGTACTTGGTGAAGTTAGTGTACTGACTGCGCTTCTAAGATAGGTAGAGCGGTCCTGTTGGTAAGTATAACCTGAAAGGTTGATGAGAACTTCATCAATCATCTGTCCTAGTGTTGTCATTAGATAGTCCTCAATGCGTCGACGGCTGATAATCCAGAGGTTCCTGCTAGTTCATTACAGATTGCATTGAGCATCTTGTAGTCATTAGGTTGGCGCGAAGCGCTAGCCTTAATGTTTAATGCAGCAATAATACCTAGTCCGCTAGTTGACGCATAGGCATTTGCTGCACCTTGCTCAGACTTATATGCTGAAGGTGCTGGATAGGTTCCGCCATTGGCTAGACGATTGAGTTCGTCAGCGAATGTACTGCCTGCTGTACCTGCCATTATCTAAACCTCGCTGCCTTCTTTGCTATTGACTTTGGTTGTTTCACAAACTGCTTACCCTTGGCATTGCCAGAGGCTTTAGCCTTATTAGTAGCAGCTTTTTCTGCTGGGCTTAATGCAGCCCATGCCTTCTCAGGCAAATATCTTTTCTTACCCTTTGATGGTGTACCATCTGAGGTCTTCCACTTTTCTTTAGTCCACTTCTTGAGGGACTTTTGAGATTTAGCAAGTGCCATTACTTGTAACCTCCGCCTGCCTTTTTATATTCCACAGCAAGCAATTGCGCTTTGCGTGCTGACCATTCACCAGGGTCTCCACCCTTAGAGCCAGCTTTAATCTTCTTAAACAATGAGGCACGCATACCAGGCTTAGTATAGTTACCAGCAGCATTAACTTTAGATTTTGCTTTTTTTGCTGGCATTATTTTACCTTCTTAGGCTTCTTATGGGTAACAATCTTACTAGATGCTGTATGCTTTGCACCAGTGTGAATTTGTCCATTCATTTTATGAACAGCACCTTTGTACTCTTTACCATTTTTAAGGTAGTGTTTTGTTGTTGTACTCATTACCACTTCACCTTATCTGCCCAGTATGCTGCACTCATTTTACCTTTAGAAATATTGGATGCATGACGTGCCTTGAACGACTTGCGTCGTGCTGCATATGCTGCAGATTCTCCTGCTTTTTTTGGAGAACCAGACACGCCCTGCTGACCAAAGCGAATAGTTTTGACCTTGTCTCCTTCTTTAGCCACAACAACGTGTGACTTCTTTGGGTGATTTGGTGTACGCTTAGGCTTGTTAAAGCCTGATACTCCTGCTCGCTTTAGTCTTGGGTCCATTACTTTTTCTTCGCTTTCTTAACAGTCTTTTTTGGCTTTGACTTGCCTGCCTCAGACAGAGCAATTGCAATAGCTTGCTTACGAGATTTAACAATAGGCGCCTTCTTAGAACCCTTAGGATTTACCCCTGCATGTAGAGTCCCACGCTTAAACTCGCCCATAACTTTCTGAACTTTATTCTTCATCGGTTCCTATTATCTTTCAGCCACTTTTTTAGCAATGCATCATACTCTGCTGGTGTATAATCTTTCATTACGCCAATTCTTGCTGGCGCTGTAGGTGTAGGAGATTTCTTTCCTAGGTCACCCATACGGATTGTTGAACCCTGTCCAGTAGTTACAACAACTTGAGACTTCTTGGTAGCCTGTGGGCTAGGAGAAGCTTTTGGCTTTGGTGAGGCCATCAGCACTTACACGCTTTAACTGACTTGCCACACTTACGGCACTTACCTGGCTTACGGACTGGCATTACTTCTTCTTGCCCATCTTTTTCATAACCATCTTCTTGGCGACAGACTTCTTAGCAACCTTCTTAGCGGCTTTCTTTGGTCCGTATTCCATCATACGTTCCTTCTTGCCTTCGCCCTTTTCGTGCATCTTCATGGCTGCCATTGACTTGTACTTCTCACCTTTTGCTGACATTATACTTGTCCTATCTCTTTCATTACCGCTGCGGTTGATTTGTTTACGTGCTTTGCATCTGGCATTGATTCAGCGTTGTACGGCTTATTCAATACTTCGGAGGCACGTTCTGCCTCACGAATCTTCTCCATCGAAGTTCCACCAGGCTGAATGCCTTGTGCCTTCGCATTGGCATATGCAGATAGTTCACTTTCGAAACGCTTACGTGGAGCATTTCTCTGACTATTAGCATCGCCAGTATTCATCTGAAGTCCTCTGGCTTTACAGCCAAAGCAATCAGGACCGCACTTGGTGTGGTCTATAAAGATATTGTTCTCGTCAGGGAACGGTTCAGATGATGTTGCTTCACATCCGACGCACCCATAAAGTGCGGCGTATGGAATCATATCTCCATCGACTAACCTATATGCCCATTCAAGAACTTTGCTTGCATGTTCGTGTCCCATATGTCCCCTATATTGCCGTGAAGTTATCCGTTGTCACTCCAACGTCTCCGTTGATTAAGTTCTCTCGAGTTGCCTCATCTACAGTATACTTGCTGCCACCAAGATAAACTTCTTGATAGGTATCTAAGTCACCATCATATGGATAGCGGACCTGACGGTACTGTCCATTAACTCTAATGATACTGATTCCACGTGTTAGTTTGTAGAATGTAAAGAGTCGCTGAACTCCTTCAAATCCTTCATCGACAGTTGGTGTCTCGAAGATATATTCTGTCATTGCTTCTCCTTTAGTGGACTCACCCAAGTGGAGAGAGTTTTACCCCTCTCCACAAGAGTCAATTAACTACTAGTTAGCAGCGATTGATGAACCTGATGTGATGCGGTATAGAGCCTCATCACGGTACACTGCGAAGCCAAGTACGCCGTACCAACCCATTGGGCGGAAACGCATCAACTTATCAGTTACGTTACCGATAACTACGTGTGGCTCTTCAGCTACGGCTTCTGCCATTGCCTGTGAACCGCAAACGATTGTATCGAATACGCGAGTTACTGGTGTAACTGTAACAACTGTTGTTGCTGTAACTGCAGCAGTATTTGCTGTATCTACAGTGATTGTTGTTGTTGAACCTGATGTTGAGATAGCAGTAATCTTAGCACCTGAAGCGATACCTGTTCCTGCAATCTTGTCTCCTGCTTCTGCACGAGTTGCGATAACAGATGATGAAGCAACGCCGAATGTAAATCCTGCTGATGTTCCTGCAACTGTTACTGCTGTTGTTGCTAGTGCTGTCTGGTCTGCGCCAGTCTTAGCATTGTATAGACGTGGTGACTCTACGAAGAATGCGCCTTCGTACTCACCAATTTCTCCAGCCCAAATCTTGCTTGCTTCTGAAGCAGACTGTGCCTGAGGGTAGCGCCATCCGAGGTCGCCTGTTTCTGCACGAAGGTCGTGTGAAACCTGTGGGTGGATACCTGTCCAGTATGCGTTTCCGCGACGGCCCTTGGCCTTGTTAGAACGCAACTTTGCTACAGCGCGACGAATGTCTGCTGAGTCCAGTGTATCTGCTGCATCTACGTTAGCAGTCGCTGTTGCGTTACCTGCGTAGATGTTGTTTGAACCTGAGCGTAGAGTTGTCATTGCAACCTGGTCGATTGAATCTGCCAAGTTGTATGCAATCATGTTAGCAATTGCTGGGTCTACGTCTGCAAGTGAGAAGAGTTCCAATGCGCGAGTTACTAGAACTGCGTTACCGTACTCATTAAGTGTTACTGTAACAGATGTTGGTGTTGACAATGCTACTGCATCTGGGTCAACAGTCTCTGTTAGTGTTGATGTCTTTGCATCTAGGTCAACGTACTTCTGTAGAACTACTGTTGAGCCTGGGATTGCTTGCTTTGCTGGGCGCTTATCTGCGACAGAACGAATTAGGGGTTCTGAACGGAGAGCGAACTCGAGAAGGCGGTCGTATGCCTTTTGTACGAGACCAGCGCCGCCTACTGTACCGCCGAACGAACCGCTCGAGGTATCTGTATATGCGTTTGCCATGTTTTTTAGTCTCCTTGACTATGAACGGATATTATTGTTGTGACTGCATCAGGGAGAGGAGTTCCTCCATAGAGCCTGCATTATCCATGCGCTGCTCTAAGTCCTGTGCTCTGTCTGGTGTAAATGCTTTCTGAGTCATAACGTCCTGTTGACGTAGAGTTGCAAGGTTTTGTTCATCTTGCTTCTCAGCTACTTCTAAGCCAAATAGTTCGCCGTTCTCGTTGAGCCAGTTTGAAACTGATTCCTCAGAGAAATCTCCATCTAAATCCTTAAGGATTAGACGTGCTGCCTTTTGGTTTACACCCTTCTTTTCTAAGACTGACTTGACGGTTGACTCACGCTGCGCCTTGGAAAATCCCTCAAGTTGCTCAGTGAGTTCCTTAATACGCTTTTCATCAGCACGCTTGGCTTTGCGTAACTTTTTAAGTAAGTCACTGCCATCCATTTGTGCCTCATTGTCGGTATCGAGGTCATCGTCTTCTTCGTCCCAGTAGTTGTTGCTCATAGCAACCCACCCTTCTATTCGTTGTTAGTTCGCAGGCCACAGTTCAGTTCGGGGAAACTGGCTGGCTCCTACTATCGGTCTATTACGCTGACGGGGCCGATAGGTCCGTTCAGGATTCTAGAATTGCCCTACGCTTGATGTCGTAAGACTTGTTTTGTTTGTACCAGCAGCACCACTAAAGGATGCCAGTTCGCGTGCAGTAAGTTTTTCACGCTTACGCTGTGCAGATGCTAGACTATTAAATACTTCTTGCTCAGCTTCTGACTGACCATAAGTATCCATTGTCTTGCCATAGATGCTAGACAACTTCTCAGCAGTTGGAAGGATGTCTGCAATAGTTGCATAGCCCTTCTGTGCTTCTGCTTGTGTAACACCTTGTGCAGCAAGTTGTTCTGCAACTGCAACGCCAGGCTTAAGTCCTTGACGTCCTGCTGCTACACCAATTTCAGATGCTGCAACTTGACGTTCAATCTTCTGGAACTGCTGTTGTGGGTCAAGTACATATGCCACAAGGTCTTGCTGACCAATGCCATAGTAATCGCGTAACTGCTGCTGTACGGCAGGGTCTGCATTCTGAACACGCTGTACTGCTGTAACTACGCGGTTAGAAAGTTCTGCTGCAGATACATCGTTAGCAATAAATTGCTGTACATATGCATCAGTATCAAAAGCCTTTAGACCATAAGCGCGTAACACCTGACGATATCCATCTTCAAGGCTAAGGTACTCAGCAGGATTTAGAACCTGGAGTCCTTGCTTGATACGTGCCGCGTTAGCAGAAAATCGTTGCTGATATTCTGGAGTCTCTTGCAGTTGCAATGTAATTGTAGACTCAGTCGCTCCATCAATTGCAAGCTCTTTAATCTTATTAGCAAGAGTTGATAGGCCATACTTATTGAATCTATCAATTAGAGTATTCATTGTAGAAACTCTATTAGTCTGCAGGGTGTTTCCAGCAGATAAAACCTTAGTTGTTCCGTTGCTTAATACTCCAACGGTGTCACCAGTCTTAGGGTCAATATATGTACTTGTGACTGTTACTCCAGGAGGAAGAATTTTATTTGTATCTGTTACAAGATTTGAAGTGGTTACAGTTGTATTATCTTCAGTTGTATCCATTGCACCAGTTGCTCCTGGTTGCTTAAGCATAGAACCCTGTAAAGAAGTTATACTATTATCAAAGATATCTATTGCTTTTTCGCCTGCTGGATTAGGATTATCTTCATTGACTAATATTGAAGCATAAAGATTTCTTTGAACTGCATCAAATTTTTGTTTTTCTGCATATGAAAGAGAATCGTACTTAGAACGCAATCCTTCTATATATTGCATTGCTTTTTGCTTTTGGTCCCAGTTTAATACTTTTCCTCTAGCATAAGGTGAAGTCCCCGCTGGTAGAAGTTCCTTATTCATTCCATATTGCTGAGTATACTGCAGTTCTGCTTCTGCCTTGGGATTAGTGAAACTATAAGTTGTTGTTCCATCAGGATTCTTAATCCCATAAACTTTTTGTTGCTTCAATAAAGGTTCAATGATTTTTGCAAGTCTATCAAATTCTTCATTTTCTGCAGCAGTTAATCCACCTTTAAATTCTTTTCCAATGTCAGGTCCGATGCCAGCGGTTCCGATTCTTGACTTAGTTGATAATTCATTTAAACGAGTTATTACATCAACTGCGCTAGATGTATCTATCTCAGTAGCCATTATGCTAGTCCCCAATCTCGTAGTACTTTAAGTGATAGGTCATCAATAGCCTGACGTCCATTGTCTGTTTCTGGCCAGCCTTCCATAGACTTAACAGTTTTATTTACCATCCATTGTGGCATCTTCTCTGGCTTGCCAGTTGCAGGATTGACATAGTTAACAATCTTTTGTACACGAGGGTCATCAAATGACAATGTATC